CATTTAATTGTCTGACCAGTAGTTGCACCAGATGTTTTGAAACCACCTTCTTTAAGTAGTTCTTGAGCATTAATATTAAACGCTAAAAGTCCTAAAATTAAAATTAATATCTTTCTCATTAGTTTAAATAATTAACTCTGATAATATCATTAAGCGTATTAGCAAAAGTTGTAAGAGTTGTACCTGAAAAGGTATATTGTGTGGCAGTTGGAGCAGAAGCGACCCAATTCAATTCAACACCATTTCTATAAACTCTAAGAGGATATGCAGTACCAGAAACAGCAGGAGCAGAATAAGCCATAGTAAAGGCTGTTTGGGCTGCTGTTGCAGTAAATGTTTCTTCTCTTAGAACTTTGGTAGCATTAACTGTGAATGTTGGGTAAGTACCTGTTACATCAATACCTGTACCATCATTTAAAACAACTGTTTGATCTGGAGCAGAGTTGGTAATAGTTGGGTTTCCTGAAACACCATTACCATTAGACACTGTAATACCTGTACCAGCAGTTATTGTTCTTGCTGCGGAGTTACCTATACTAGTGATAGTATAAATACCAGCAGTAACATTAGAAGCAAGAGCGTTAATATCAGCATCAAATGCCAATTGACTTTTCACTCCCGTGTCGGTTAATGTTGCAGCAGAACCAACAAAATCAAGTGCTGTGCGTTGGGTTACATTAGAACCTTCTTCTTGCAACGTATGATAATAAGATGAGTTTAACAATCCAATAGTAACAATACCGTCTAAAGATGTTCCTGTTGTTGTAAGTGTTACTCCATTACCTTCTACAAATTGAGTAGAACCACCTGAATTAGAAAGAGTCGCTGTATGACTTGTAGCATTTGATGTGTTAGCAATTGTCTGTAACTCATTAGTTATAGAGGCGTCAGTTGCAATAAGCGGATTACCACTTGTACCATCACCTGAAAGACCTGCTCCAACAGCAACTACTTGTGATCCCCAGTTGTCTCCACCAGAACTTGAGCCAGCATTAACATTAAGTGTATTGGTTGCTGGATTATATGAAACTACCGCACCTCCCGAACCAGTTACAGTAAGAGTTTGACCACCTAATGTTTCAGAGTTCGTTCCATCAGTAACGGTTAAAGATTCATTTGTGGCACTCTGGTCAACAGTCGCAATTGTTAAATCATTGCCTGATCTTGTGATAGTAGTACCAGCACCTTGTATAACTCCAACATCTGTACCAGTATCGGAATTTATATTAAAATTAGGTACAGTACCAGAAGCGGTTAGATTAGTTCCACCCGAACCAGTAGCGTCCGTATCTGGAACCCAATTGGAACCATTCCATTTAAGCACCTGACCTGTAGTAGCTCCTGCCTGTGACAACTCAACATTGATAGAACTACTTCCTGTAGCAGATATGGTCATAGGTGTTGTAGCTGTCATTTGCATACTTCCAGAAGGAACTGTATATGTTCCATCATTTGCTGAAAGTTGAAGTGTAGGATTAAGTCCAGAAATAGGATTAACCCGCATACCTTGTAGGCTTTCGTTTTGGGCAGACCATGTAGTACCATTCGATCTTAAAAGTTGACCTGATGTACCAGTTGGTAAAGCCACATCAATGTCTCCACCAGTGTTAGTAGTAATGATACCACGAGTACCAGTGAACAAAATACCACCTGCAAATCCACTATTACCAGCATTATCGGATAATTCCAATTGAGGATTTGTTGTACCAGTAACAACCATTTGTTGAGTATTTTCATCACTTGGTGTCCATGTTGAAATTCCGTTATCCCATCTCCATAATTGACCATCAGTAGCTCCGGTAGCAGTTACATTAATATTATCAATCCGATCAACAATAATATTTCCAGTATTAGATATATCTGCATCTCCAGAAGGGTTTACAGCAGTTGCAACATTAGAAGCATTACCGATAAGAATATTGTTATTGGTAAGTGTTGAAGAAACACCTGTACCAGTAACCGTAAAGTTAGGATAAGTTCCCGTAACATTTGCTGTACCAACACCTGTTATTGCAACAGTTTGATCTGGCGAACCATTTGTTATGGTTATCTCGTTAGTACCAGTATTTTCTGAAATAGCAATTCCCGTACCAGCGTTGATTGTTAAATCTGTAGAACCTGTTGTATTAGATCGAACAATTGATGTTGATCCTGTACCAGCAAGGACAGATAAAGAACCTTCATTGTTATTTAAAAGATCACCAGTATTTGTAATTACCGTTCCAGTAACATCAATTCCAGTCCCACCTGTATAAGTAGTTCCAGCATCATTTGCTGGTGCCCAGTTAGTACCATTCCACTTATAAACTTGTCCTGTTGTAGCACCATTCTGTAGTAAATCTGCTTGTATGTTTTGACCTGTTAAGGTCAAATCTATCCTAGCATTATCTGTAACTGTAACAGCAGCATGACTTGCTGCCTCAAGGGCATCTAGATCTACGGCTTGTGTAACTGTTGTAAAATCTAATTTTACTTTATCGGCAGCAGGCATTACACCAGCCAATGTTGAAGTAGCAGCAGGAACAGTTGCGTCAATACCGCTTGAAGAAACAACATCAAGAGTTGTTGATGTTATATTTGAAATAGATAAATCTGTAGAACCAGCACCACCCGTATTATCAGCAGAAGGAATCCATGCTGTACCATCCCATTTAAGAACTTGTCCTGTACTTGCGCCTGTAGCAGTAACAGGTGTATTATCTATTTTATCGACTGTTACACTACCTGTATTTGTTATTGTAGCATCACCAGATAAAGTTCTGGACTGTGCTATATTGGTAACGTTACCAATATAAACCGTACCATCAGCAAGTGTGTTGGTTAATGTTATTGTATTTGCGCCAACATTTTCTGTAACAGATAAATTAAGAGAACCACCGATGATAATCTTAGCAGAAGATAAAGTGTTACTATTAATACCTGTTGTATTTGCTGCTTCTGATGTTAAAAATAAACTACCTTCATTTTGTAGATCACCATCACCTTCTGTTGCAGAAATTACCAAACTGTTAGTTGCAGGAGTATAAATACTTGAAATCATACCACCACCAAATATACCAAGAGTTTGTCCACCAAGAGCCTCTGTATTTGTACCATCTGTAATTGTTAGAACCTCGTTTGTAGGAGATTGGTCATTATCAGAATCGAGTTTAGTTTTATCTGTACCCGACATTAAACCTGAAAGACTTGTTGTTGCTTGTGGTACGGTTATATCGGCACCTGTTGAGGATGTTATATCAAGAGTTGTGTTAACCCTATTGGTAATAGCAAGATCAGTTGCACCACCAGCATCTGTATCTGGAATCCAGTTAGTACCGTTATACTTTAATACTTGCCCTGTAGTGGCTGTTGGAAGTGCTATATTAATATTACCAGCATTGTTTGTTACAGTAATACCTCTTACACCAGATAAACCTATATTACCAGCATTACCCGGAATACCAGCATTATCTGATAGTTGAATATTGGTTCCACTAAGAATCATTTCCTGTTCAATATTCAAAGCATCATTTACTTTTTCAAGATTATATTGAAGCAATGTTTGTTGATTTGGGTCTGTAATACCACTGACAAAAGGAACAAGATTATTATTTGTTGTTTCGTAAATAACACCTTCTCCCGTAGGAACCGATAGTATCGTTGAGATACCTGTGTTGTTTATTCTAACCGTAAAAGAAGGATCTGTTGCAGATACGATAGTTGTGATGGGTAAGTGATAACCTACACCAGCATCCGTAAAAAATACAATCTGACCTACAGCAATACTAGAAGCATCAAAGTAACCAGATTGATCTTGAAACGTACCTGTTATTTCCCAATATCCAGCACCAGAACCTACTTGAGACATAAACACCCTTCCTGAAAAAAGTGGTATGTCTTCTACTTGTGCAAATATCAAACTGGTTGAAAAAACCAATAAGATAAGCAATAATATTTTTCTCATTATATATTTGTGAATTTTAAGTGATAGCCTTGTGAACCTGCTGCTATACCAGCAACCCTCATTGTAATAGAACCTGTTCCAACAGCCACAACAGATATTGCAGGATTATTATCCAAATCAATAGATATTGCATTTGTAAGTGCTATTGTACCACTTGTGGGTATTGCTGATTTTTGTACCGTTGGTATTCTTAAATCAGATACACCAGTGTTACCACCAGTTCCTTGAAACACAACTCTAATCCAGTTAGACGAACCACCAGCATCAGCAGATGCTTGTATATCAGCAGCAACCAATCTCCAATCAGCAGATAATATTCTATTACTTCCTGTTGGTGCGGATAATGTCAAAACATTAGATGCAAAACTTGCGGTGATACCAGTTTGTGTTGCAACAATTCTTAGACTTGAACCAGCATTTCCACCAGTGATAGGGATGTTATATTCAAATATTCCAGAGGGTGCTGAACCATAAGATATGATTCCGGTGACAGGATCAATATAAACAATGTCTGTTTGACTTAAAGATTTAAGCCCCTTGATAAAGTGATCTGTAACATTTGTTTCAAAAGAATTAACAGGATTCACACCATCTGTTGTAACAAGTGATGCTGAACTTGGTGAAGTCATTAATACTCCTGAATAAGCACCCGCGTTTTGTTGTACAAATCTTGTACCTGCTCCATCAGGATCAACTCTTATTTCAGCAAAAACACTTGCACTGGCTGCTGTTTCTGAATGTAAAAGCGCACCATTAGCAAGTGATGTCGTTAAGAATAAATTAGATTTTGCTCCCGATCCATCATTAGCTTCAAGAAATATAGAATCTGTGTCTGTTATAAAAACATCATATAAAGCATTACCATTTATAATAGTATCTTCTGTAAGAACAGCACCTAATTTAAAAGGAGTACCACTTGAACCGTTACCTTGAATACCATTAATAGAATTTCTATTGGCCTCAATATTTGTTTCTAATGCTTGAAGTGCCTGTTTAACATTCTGGTTATCTGGAATAATTGTTCCGGTAAAAGTACCAAGATCAGTAGCCAGTGCAGCAACACCAGTTAATGCTACAAGACCCGCAACATGTGCTTCTATCGTATCAAGATTAACTGCTTGAGTAACTGTTATGTGATCTACTTTAACTTTATCTCCTGCTGGCATAACACCAGCAAGTAAGTTTGTAGCAGGATTAAGTGTTGCATCTGAACCTGTATCTGAATTAACACCAACTGTTGTTGCAGTTCTTGTACCTTCTGTAAGATTGGTCATTCCACCACCACCACCGCCAGATGTAATATCAACTGTAACAATATTACCAAGACGTGTTGCAACAACACCAGCACCAGTAAAGTTAACAGTATCAACATTACCATCATCGGCACCAAGATCAACACCTTCGTCTTGAAATTGAATCCTTACATTCTTTTCACCATCAAGTTCGTTAAGTGCTGCTTGTACGTTGGTACTTGCTATATTACCTGATGGTGTATTTACTATATCAGATGCGTTGAAAGAAAGCATTGCTTTCACCTGACTTGGTGTAAGATCAAGTGGATCCCCTGCCGCACCTGTATTATTTCCTTTTATTGTATTAGCTGGCATATTAGCCAACTTCTGATTTGTTACAGCATCATTACTAATAGTAGTAACTGTTCCACCTGCTGCTTTTGTAACATCACCTGTTAAAGCAGATGTTCTTATGTTTCCCGAACCATCAAATTCAACACCACCATTTACACCAATTTCTTCAACATTACCTAAACCTGCCGTATCCCTACCTAAAAGTTTATCGGTATTGATCTGTTGAATTTCATTGAACCCTACAACATTAGGTTTGATTTGCCAAACATCACCCGCAACATTTATATCTGTTTTATCTCCATCAGATACACCGCCTGTTGAATTTAAAACATCACCTGTCATTGAAAGATTTGAACCAAGTGTAATAGGGACAATGTTACCAGCATTTCTACCAACAAGTGAGTTAGTTGGTACAGCCATATCAACAGGATCACCAGAAGTATTCTGGTTTCTTGTTTTTACGGTATTGGCTGGCATATCTACCAATTTGGTATTTGACACACTATTTGCAGATATGATTGTTGCACCATCACCAGTTGAAGTAACATCGCCTATATGGTTGGGATGTGTGTATTGGGTTAAACCATCCAACTTTATTTTATCTGTTGGGGTCATTAACCCTGCTTGGGATGTATTTACGGGAGGAAGAACCACACCAGTACCATTATCATTATTGATAGGTATTGATGTAGATGTTATTGTTCCAAGAGAAAGATTTGCTTCATCACTTCCACCACCGCCAGATACTATAATAGTACCATCATCAATGGCTTCTTGGATTTCATTGAATAAATCTATCCCCTCGTTTGAAATTATTGCAGGTGGATTTCCGCCGAACTGTTCTGTTTTTATCTCCTTAACAATTGATTTAGGGAGTATTATTCGTTTTCCTGCCATTGTATAAAAAATAAAAAAAGGTGTTAAATGTCTTCACGACATCTAACACCTTTAAGGAATTGTATTAAGAAAGATAAACACCACCCGCAATAGCATCACCAGTTACTTTAAAAGAACCAGCAGTTAAACGAGAATGTTCAAGCCAAGCAGAAAGAACTGCTTCAAGACCAGCAAGAGTATTAGCAGAAGCAGTACCAGTACCAGCATCATTTGATGTTACCATTGTAATAGGAGTATTACCAGCAGCAATACGGGTAATTACGTTATTCACGTTTACCACAAAAGCAGCAAGTTTCTCACATGGAAGCAGAATCACCAAACGTTTTTGTGCGCCTTGTTCTCCGGTAAGAGTAGCCTCTTTATCGAAGTAATCAATCACATAAGACGTATAACGTTTTGCTTCGTTGATGTAAGTTTTACCTTCGTTGAACCAATCACCCATAGGACGATCTTGACGGGTATGAACCATCAAACCAGCACGGGTTCTCCATTCATTCAACCAAAGTCTACCAGTGTTAACTTGTTCTTCACCACGAACCGTAGTGGTAACAGGTTTGGTTGCGGTCAGTCTGAAAGTATCAGAAAGGTTAACCGAAACAGTGGTAATACGTTGTGGTTGATCGTCAAAAGTACTGACCAATTCACGTTCCAAACCAATAACAATCAGAGCATCAACTTTAGCAGCAGCACCAGCAGTCAGAACATCAATACGTTCGATAGTTGAAGTTGCAGTAAGATTTGCATCCAAATGTACCAGTTCAGCAAGAGCAGAAACACCTGCTTCGCCAAGAGTCATTACTTGGTTAATACCATTGCGGGTATCAAAAGCAATACTTGTGGTAGGAGTTACAGTACCAATTACTTGACCTGTAGAACCAGCAATATTCACACCAAAGACAACAAAATCTTTTTTACCTTTATTACTGAAACCATTTCTCAAGCAAAGTCTTGATTGTGAGTTCCATTGAAAAGCAAATTGTTGAAGAACATAGTCTTTAGGTTGTGTAATACCAGAAGTGGTAAAGTTAATAGCCGAAAGATCTGCAACAAGGACATCATTGTTTGCACCATAAGTTTTTTCAGTATTAACACCATCAAGCGTCAAATATGCTTTATAAGCAATATCATTTGCAGGAGTACCGAAGTTAGAAATTACTTGTGCTGACAACTTACCAAAAGTTGCTTTTTTAACACTCACAGAATGGATTTGGCCACGTCTGATTATGTTGCTTTCTTGTTTAGCCAAATCACCATCTTCCCAAAGAGAAACGGTGTTAGTAGCATTAGATTTAGGAGTACCAGCAACAACTTTAATTGCTTGTACTTCTGCTGAATCATCACCAGTAACATTATAGTTACCGAGTACCCGAACAGTAGAGTTGGGATCAAAACTCAAAACACCAAGTTGACCATCAGTCAAGTTCAATGCTGTAGTTGCTGTCACCATTGCTCCTGTAGGGAGAGCTAAATCTCCACGACCAACCAGAATATCATAGGCTGCCGGAAGTCTGTTACTTTTTATCATGTTTTAGTAAAAATAGTTTTTTCTTGTAATTGTACCTTGTTTGTATCCTCAAGAATACTGGCAAGATACTGAACAGTCATATCAATAAGAACATCGTGGAACTGACTGTTAATTTCAGATGTTACTTTGGGAGAAGATGTATTGTAAGCAGTTAAATCCCCATTAACGTATTCCAAGGAATTGTAGTTACCAGAGAATACTTTTACAGGTTCTTTTATATAATCTATAAGTGAACTAGTGATAACACCATCAGAATAGATTATTAAAAGGCCGTTGGAAAAAGTACCCAAACATCTTTTCCATTTCTTAGATGGTTTGGTATTTTCATTTTGGAGTTTATACTCCAAATCATTATGTCTAACAATAGTAATAGGTATTCTACATGAATCCTGTACAATATAACCATTTACAAAATGCCTATACTTAGGTGAAACAGTATTGAGATTCAAACTGTATTTACCTGTAGATATAAATGTTGGAGTTATTGATTTATCTGTTACAACAAGACTTGATAACATATCAATCCTTTGTTGTGTTACTTCAAAACCAACCCTATATTGTTTACTATTATTTGCCGTATAAAAGATTTCCACATAATCATCTTGTGCTTTATTAATAGCGTCATCCAGATATGCAGACGGAAAACCTTTCTTATGATTTGAATTTACCTTGTTCCATCTAACTTTAATCTCATGGTGTAGTCTATCTATAGTCATATTGTTTATTCTACTCGCACACCTTTGTTAACACATTCTTTAAGAAGATCACCAAACCAGTTAGAAGCATCGTTTGAAGGATCAAATACAACATATTCACTCAACAAAAGATTTTCTAATTTAAGTGCGTTATTGTGTTTACCCATGTTAGGTTCACCAGATTTTGAAGGCCAGTAAATCCAACCATCACGTACATCAAACACACGGCTATTAATAGCTTGTTGGATAATATACTTCACATAGAAACGATCTTTCTCTTTCTTATCTTTTATCATTTCGATAAGAGATAGAAACTTGGTAGCATTATCTTTAAAGTTTTTGGAATTGGAATCAAGATAAGCAGACAGTTGTGTTTTAACGGTTGTGTGATTGGCATTACCAATTACACACGGATTACCATTCTTGTACAAACAAAGACTTGCAACCTGATAACATTTAAATTCAGAAGAATTTTGTTGAAGATTAACTTTTTCAGCAATGACTTGTTCAACCAAATCTGTCTTACGCATCAACTCTTGAATATCTTCATTTTCCTCTGAAATATAAAAATGATGAACAGCCGGATTAGCAACATCTTTAGATGCAGCTACTTTAGGATGGTTCTTCAAAAGCATAATAGCAAGTTTACCACGAATGGTAGTATCGTCAAAACGATTTGTTCTTGCGTATAGGTCAACAGAAAAGTTACCTATATAAGATGCTTTATTTTCAATAGCATCAGGACGATTAACAGTATTGAAAATAAATTGTGTAAGCCTTGTTTGGAGTGTATCAATAGGCATTCCTTCTTGCAACTCATAGACATGTTGCAACTTAATTGTTTCAGCCTGTCTGAATTTGTCTGGAATAGAAGCATCGGTTGAACCAAAGAAAGGATTAGTAACCATTTCATCAAGCCCCGTAACATATTGTTGCTTGTTGTAATCACCACAAAACATCAATCTTGTTGTTGCTTTTTCTGATCTATCTTGTCTTTTTTGTTGGCCAAATTCAATCTGACCATTATTGCCCATATAGGCATAGGTTTGTTTCTCCCGTCCTTGGGGAGATTTCCGCGTCACCGGAGATACAAATAAAACGTTCATGTTTTAAAGTTGGAAAAAATAAAAAGAAAAGGGGATACGTGACCCCCTTTTCTTTAAACCAGATTATTAGATAAACGGGTTAAACTCGATTCTACCGATACGTTCAGTATCCCAAACGCCAAGTGAACCGGACATTTCCCGATAAACACCAAGTTCTTTAGAATTGGTGTGGACATTACCACCAGACTTTTCAGCACCAGTCGTAAAGTCATACACATTAGAAACAGTGTAGAAAGATTCAACACCATCTTGATAGATCATGGTCATGTTCTCACCTCTTGCACCTTGTCCGGCATAATTGGTTTTACCAAAATCATAAACGTTGATGCAGAAAGATTCTTGGGTATAGTTAGTACCCGGAGCCATTGTTTTGTGTATTGCAGTATTGTCTGCCGAAGGATCATATTCAATAGATACCGTAATACCCATTGGTAATTTGATCTCGGTGAACATAGCACCATACGAAAGTTCATTTGAGTGAACACCGGTAGGGTTACTATTTTTGCTTACAAAGTGACTGTCAACAGACAGAAGACTAGCATATTCAGCATAGATTTTCTTGCTCAACCAGCTAATAGCACCAGTACCACCAGACAGAACAACATAACGATCTTTAAAACCGCGTCTGTTCATAAACAGGTTGTTCAACCATTCAAAGATACCATCAAGTGAAAGGCTACCATTGTGTTCCAAGAATTGACCATCTCTTACAAGTTGATCCCAACCCGGAGCAAATTTGATAGGACGACCCGAATCACGGTCAACTGTTTTTTCCAGACGACCAAATTTCATCATCATCTCTCTGTCCATTTGGGTTCTTTCTTCCAGACGTGCTTCAACAGCAGTAATGAAAACTCCGGCAGGAATTACTTTACCACCATCACCACGCATGTTTGCTTGATAGGTATAACCTTTACCAACACAACCATCAGAGAAAGTTTTACCTTCAACCGAATAAGACATACCGTTCATCCGTTGACCAGATTTCTTGGCAGCAATTTCAGCACGAATAAACTTGTCAGTAAATTCTGCTTTATTGGCATAATTGGACGTCCAAGATTGAAGTTTGTACATATCACCATATTGGTCAGGAGCAAACTTTTGGTTCAACTCATCAGACACACCACTTGACACACGAACAAAAGTTTTGTCGGGACGAAGTTCTGTTACAGGGATATAAGTATTGGGATCACCATCTTGAATCACAACTTCATATTCAAAAGAGTTGGCCGAACGAACAGTCGGTTGACCCAAGATACGAAGCAGTGGAAGACCATAACCACCGAGTTTGATTATTGCAGGTTCATGCAACCAGTTTTTGTCACATGCAATTTTAAATGGCAAGTTACCTTTACCAGCAAAACCAGCAGGGTCAACAAGCAATTCTGTAAAGCGGAATTCAGGTTCTGCATCAAAACCAGCATACCATGTATAATCATCTGTTCCACCCGGTAAGGCATAGGTATTACCTTTTGCCATCGTATAAAAAGTGAACAATTTGTTCACAATATCTGTTTCTAGTTCTTGGGCGAACGTTTTAGCCATCTTAACTCCAAAGTTGTATGGTGTCATACTTTGGAATAAACGGTTGTGAGTGTAGGAATCGTGATACGATCCACCAAATCCTTGTCTCTCCATTGAGACAAGAGCAGTTGTACGTTTTACTGACATATTGTTTCTATAAAATTAGTCTGGTAGAAACTCGATTTTTGGACTAGATGTTTTTCCAGCATCCCTACGTTCAGTAGAAATTTGAACACTGGACAACCTATCCCTAAACTTATTTACAGCCTTGGTTTCTGCTTGTTTCTCAAACTTAGAGAGATCAAACTTTCCATCCTTGTAATAAGTTAAAATATCGAGTAGTTGTGTATAAGCCTTTGGGTTAGATGAAATATCATTAACAATCTGACCTACGTTTGGAGCAATCTCTTTAATAGCCTTTTGTCTAATAGGATTGTATGTTCCAATTTCGGTTTGTACCGATGTAAGAAATTCAGCATGTTGTTTTTGATATTCTGTTTCTTGTTGTTTTACTGCTTGAAGATTAGCCTTTGTTATGGAACCTTTTTTATCAAGTTCTTTCTTGGCCTCATCTATCAATTGATTCTCATCTTCAAGATCATCAAGTTGTGCCTGAATAGCCTTAGGCTTCAATCCTTTTTCCGCATAAACAGATTCGAGGAATGTACGTGCCTCATCTACTGTTTCAACAACAGGAGATTCATCATTCAGAAAGTCTTGATAAAATTGACGAAAATCGTCTTTTGTTAGATTAGGTTTTGTAAGTAAAAGATCTACAAAATCCCGTGCTTCTGTTGGCAATTTAGAAATCAGATTGTTTTGAACAATTGTAGGAAGTTTATCCATTTGTTCTTCAATCCATTCTAACGTACCGTCAAAAGGATTGTCTTCTGAATCAACAATCAAGCCACGGTTTTTATATTCTTCATAGGTAAATTTAGCAAGTTCGTCAGGCTCTTGTTGAGTAGTCTCTTGCTCAACAGATTCTTCTTGATCTGTTGTTTCCTGAACCTCAAGTTCGGTTTGGGTAGGATCTTCCTGTAGTGGAGCAAATTCAATTGCTTCTTCGTCTAAAGTCATACAAAGTTATGTTTAATTATTTAATGTAAATAAGAAATATAGAATAGGTTGTATCAAGATTATTCGCAGATTAACTTTTGTTAAAAATTACTTGCTTGTTTTCTTAATCCTTGCTATTTTATTCTTTTCTTCATCGTTTTTTATTTTATGATCTAATTCCTTTTCTTTAAGATTCAACTGTTGCTCTTTAATATAAACATTGGCCAAATCAACAGAATCAGGAATATTATTATTATTGAGATCTTGTTGAAGACCAAGAGACGTTGCTCTTATACCTTCTTTAGCAATCTCAATTTCACCTTTAACCCTTACAAGTTGTAACTGATGTGCTTGTTCATCTTCTCTTGCTTCAATTTGCATTTGAACAGATTGTGTTTGACCATCAATTTGTTGTTGTTGCAATTGTTGTTGTCTTTGGAACTGTTGATCTTCAAGTATAAGAATACGTTTATGTATTTCTTCTGGACTTGAACCAGAAACAATATCCTTAATAAGTTGACTTACAGCAGCAATTCCTTGTCCTTGATTTTGAGCAAATGCTTGTGCTTGGTTTAACATCATTTCAGCATATCTTTCACCAGCAGAACCAGATCTTAAATGAAGACCTATATCAGAGTGACTAATATGCTTAGGTGTAACGGAAAGAGTTTCTTGACTACCATCGGGCAACCAGAAATGTTCAGAGATTTCTGTATTACCAAATACTTCAAACTGGTTCTGATAGAACTGTCTAAAAGCCTTTAAATAATCATTAAGTACCTCTTTCCATACAAGACCATGCTTATAAAAAAGAGGTTCTGTAATAGTATAAGACTGAACAATTGCTTGTTGATTATCGGATACATTAGAACCTTGTGTAAAAGAAGCCTCTCTTTGTGGACTGATGCCCATAGCCAAAGAAATTTCTCTTTTAATCATATCAATAAGACTTTGAAGATTCATCAACTCAATTGCAGTACCAAGCATAAAACCACTTGAACCCGGACTTCTGGTTGAAGGTGGAAGACCACCAAGAGAAGTTTGTGAACCAGAATAAATATCTCTATTTGTCTTACGAAGAAATGCGAAATAAGCAGCAACCTTATCCCTAATCTTTTTACCATTTTCATCAAGCGCAAGATCATCGGGAATTTGATCCAAATCAAGCGAGTGAATAAATCCTTGATACTTGGCAAGTTCCCTGTTCTGAACAGACTTTAAATAAAGCAGTTGAAGATAAAGAGGAATAGCACGTTGTACATAAGATAGAGATGCCGAATTTCTAGCATTTAAGATAATACCTTTTGTTGAAAGGTTTATGTCAAACGGATTTTCAGGATTGATAGGTTGATAAGGTACTTCCCTACAGACAGGATAAAAATCATTACCAAGACGTATGATCTCATACAAACGTGGTATCCATATTTCTTCTGCTGTAAATTCTGTATTGGTCAATTTATCAAACCAGATGTAACGTTCTGTTTCCTGATCGAACTTGTTTATGAACTTTTCTTTGGTCGCATAATCAGGTATCTCAAAATCAGACGAAAGAATCTCTGTAACAGGTTTATTGTATTCATCCATATAGGATAAAAACACAACACTTTTAAATGCCACAAACTCCAAGTGTGTTTCCCACACAAGATCGTGTCTATTGGAGTTGACATTAGATGTTTGGTTAAGACCTGTATATTTATTATTACTAGTCGAATTATCAAACATCATCACAAAATCCATATTATCCTTTGGAATAGGTTCACCACCAAGACCATGCCTTTTATCAAGACCGGAGTGTATAAACAACTTATCCATATCTGCTTCTGATATGTTATAAGTAGCAATAGCATCATGTATGGTAATTGGTGTTCTATACCAGAAATAGGAACCTTTATGAACAAAGGGTTGGTTTGGATCTTTATGACCTTCTCCTTGAAGCGGATTCCTTATTTGTATATAAGGTCTACCATGTCTCCATCCATTGTAAACATAAAACCTATCTGCAATTGCAGCATCCTCAATAGTATCTGCCATAAGAGACATCAGATTGAGTTTAAGATAAGCATTCTTTAGGATCTTGGAATAAAAAATCTCAAGATCAGATTGCCAATCTTTATGCGCAATATCTTCCGGTTCATGTTTTGTGCGTATGTCTTGAATAAGTTTTTGGGCTTCTTCTTGGGACATACCTTCCATTTGTTTTTGTAAACCAAACAATTCCAATCCAACTTTCTCATCAATAGAAATCTGGATAAGATTCATCTGTTCTTCATTCTTAGCCTTTATAGCCTGATCTGTAGTAAGAACAAGTTTAAATTCTTCGTTTCTTTTAAGAGCCTCACCTTTAAGAACATCTACTTTAATCTTCAAATCTGGAAGTGGATCTATTTGATCTGCTTCAACATCAGCAAGTAAATCTTCAAGAGGATTACAAAACAATCTCATCTTCATATTGAGAGAACTAAGATTCATATTTGTAATCTCATAGGCGGCTTTCATTGTTTCATAATCAGCCACATTATGCTGTCCCATAGGACAGATATAGGCCATATAATCTTTAAACCACTGTTTATCATTGGCAAATTTCTTTGCTTCTGAAACTTTTAATTTTATCATACTTCATAAATTGCATATCCTGTAGTCAAAAGAAGTTGTGTAAGAGAAAAAGCATTTTCAATAGCAGATACTAAAACAAGTGTTGGGTCAATTAGATTTTGATCTTCTTCTCTTGTTTTTGTATTGATCGGTGTACCTGTTACTTGAAGTCTTGCGTTTGTCATAATAGTTGTATGTGGAGACTTCAATACTTTTGAAAGCCAGTTTGGACAATCATTATAATTATATAAACTAACACCAACACCAGTTTGGAAACCAAGACTTGATGCTGATTTAACAGCACCAACAGCATCTTCTATTCTATCAAATTCTTCTTTTGCTTGTTCTGCCGTATTACCACCAACATATATAATAGCAGATTTCTGTTGTATGTTGGCTATCCTGTTCTGAAATTCCTTAACTTCCCACGCTTCTTCCGCATTTTCAATTAGAGATTGAAGTTGCTTAACCCTTGCCCTAATCTGCTTGATAGGTGGATTGTTAAAGATAGTAAAGTTGTACGGAGAAATAGTAACCCTGTTGGCAGAACCACTTGTTAAAAAAGCCATAATGTCTTTGATATTATGCTTCTTTGATTCAGCCCAACCGGGAGTCTTTACCAAACATATCCGAATACCTCTTTCCTTATTAGAAAGAGCATATCTAACAATAAGATCAGAATAACTAGAACAAATAATAACAAGAGGAACTTTTTCAGAATGACATGCTCTAACATATTCATCTATTTCAGATGGTTCGTTTAAACCCTCATCAAGAATAAGAAACGTTGGATTTTCAAACATACAATTTCCATTATCCTGATTAGCAAAACCGGGATTAACATAACCTTCTTCAAAGGTCAAACCAACAGTATGTTCCGTATAAGTCTGTCTGTTCTCTGTTTTCTCAAGTGTAATACTTGCATCCAAACCAGTCTTAACATAAATATTCTTGATGAATTCAGCCAGTTGTGGATTCTTACAAGAGGTAAGAGCAATATTATAAATATCTTCTGACGATTCAATCTTACGAGAAGTCTCAATCAGATACTCTTTAAGTTTATTGATTTCCGCTTTAGCGTCCTGAATAAACAGATTAAAATCTACATCTGCTGACAATGCTTCTGTCATACTTTTGATAAACTCACTTGTCAAAAGACTTGTGAGAGTCGTACCATCACCACATGTTTTAACTGTCTGCTTTGCAGCATTCATTAAAAGTTGATGACCGATATTCTGTTCAATATTGGAGAAACCAATTTCTTGTGCAACAGAAACACCATCTTTTGTAAAGATCAAATTTCCATTCTTAAACATCAAAACATTCTTTCCATGACCACCCATAGTGGTACTTATAATCTTGGCCGACTGGTTGATACCATCTATAATGGTACTAAGATCGTCTATGTGTCTGTTTAACATTTGTAAATATGTTTGGGTTAAGTGCTATAAATTGAAGCGGATTCTTTTTATCAGCCTTTTGTTGTTCTTTATTGAACGTGTGTTCAAGTTCTTTAAGAGCAAGAGGATAACCTAAAAATGCAGACACAGCATCAAAGTTACCATCAAAGGTAAACTGTATCAACTGATCTAACAAGAAATTATCATCTATTGTTTCAAGAAATCTTTGTTGATTCCCGTTGAATAAAAACTGTTTTAACAAAAACTCTGCACCATCGGTACACATTTGAGCCTTGTCTATTTTATTGGATACCATATATCCATATTCAGTAACAACTCTTTCTTTTGTAGAAGAACCTTTTTCTCTTGTTGGTCTGATAGCAAGTAGATGTGTCTTTTGTTTACGGATCATAAAACCCCTAACCCTGTCACCTCTGTTTGCTTCATACCATAACATTCTTATACAATTACCATAGAGTTGAATACCCTTTTCTACTATTTCATAAAAAGCATCCAAACCATTAGGATTCTTTCCATAATAAGTAGCCATAAGCAATCCTTTATGTCCAGTATCTTTAAGGTACTTAGGATTTAACCAAACCTGAAAAGCGCCAATAGAACCACCTTCATCTATATTTTCTGACACATAAGGGTCAAGTGTATAGATATACTGGTCTGGTTTTATCTCACCATCAATCTCAATCGGATCTTCATATATCAAGAACGTACCATCAGGCTTAACCATAGACTTATCAAAAGGATAAGAATAATACGGCTCTGATTGTGGGTTAAGCATGATTTTTATGCCTCTTTTAGATTGAGTATCCCACAATAATTCAACAGCACGACAATTGGTTTTATAAGACTTGGAAAGAATTACTTTTTGTTGTCTTTCAATCAATTCACCAACAGGGAAATATGAACCTTTAGTTGTTGTCCACATATCAGACGGAACAAGAGGAAAGTTCATTTTCTCGTTTCTAAGAATCTCTGGATCATCTTTAGATGCTGCATCCTTACGTCTTTGTTCAAAGAACTTTAAAGCAGATTCAATATCAGTATTACCATTGGTATCTTTAAATCTACCATTGGTAAGATACGCAGGAAGAAACAATCCAATCTTACCTTCTGACGGTTCCCATATATTATCAAATGACAAAAAGTTATAAGTCTCTGGATCGTTAAATACAAGTCTTGTTTGTTGTACCAATTCAATATTACCAGATGTACCATCAGCAAGTTGAACACCAAATCTTTCTTGGTCTTTGCTCACTGTTGCCTCATTAGAAAGTAGAGCATCCCTAAAATTAGGCATAAGACCAATCTCTGTATAAATATTCAGAGCATTTCTTGAACCAGCAGCAGCTTGGGCACCAGCTTGTTTTTTATCCGAATAGTTAACATGTATCAGTTTTGTACCAGAACCTTCTGTTTGCCATCCCGATGGTGTTTCTACACGATACTCATACCTAAGAGGATTATCTGCATTATTTGCTTTTGCCGAACCAATCCAATCTATATAGAAAGGGCCGGGAACATAATCATCTTTACCGGGCGAACTATAAGCACCGAAATCAAAATCGGTTCCTTGCTTGGCAAAATTAGTTGTGATCTTATCAATCAATTCAGCAGATTTACTTGTATCACCAGCGCCAATAGATATATTAACCTTTGGCTTTTGCTCAAGTACCTTTTTAGTATATTCTTTCATGCCATCAAAGGTCATAGTTTGATCTACTATACCAGCAATAGAATAAGATTTACCACCCTAACGGACTATATCTTCACCCACAGCATTATCTGTTTGGGGATGTGTTTTGTCGATAATTTGTTGTCCTACTTTAATATCAATTTTATATAGCATTGTTGGAACAATATAAGGTTTGATTATTTCTACAAACTTTCTAAACTCTGTTGTATTACAACGAAGTCTATAAAAACCTTTCTCCTGTTCCAATTTCCATTCAACATTCCATTTCTCTTTGAAGTAATCAATAATGATTTGATTTTCTTCCTTGGAAAGATATGTGTTCAATCTTGCAGTACACTTACTATAAGTTGAATATTTTCTTCCCTGATACTTTGCGTTGTAAAGACTTCCGTCATCCATATACCAGACAGCAAGACCTTCCGGGGTAAGCCTGTTTAAAACTTTCTTAGAAAAAGTCTTTTTATTGTTCTGATAAATAAATCTATGAAGAACTTTAAAATAAGGATGATTACGTTCAAACCTTACAGCAAGTATTTTACTTCTACCATTATTATCTTCAAAAGAAGCAGTAGATTGTTTTTGGAATGTTTTGGCTTGTGAGCCAAACAATATAGTCTTTAGTCTTTCTACCTTCCAGTAGAAATAATCTATTTGTTTACCTGAATGTTTTAAGAGAAATCTACATTGAACAGTATTATGAATAATACGCTTATTGATACAACCGTCTCCTAAAACACATGCTATTATAAAATTTTTATCTTGTTTGGTCATGTTTAACTTTGTTAAACTTTAAATTAAAATTATCGTAGTCTCTGAACCTTTTCCATTTTAAAGGAACTTGGCTGCTGATTACTTGTAAGATACTTATTTTCAAACCGTCACGTTTATCGTTTCCAATTCCGTTGTGGTTAAGTATCAAAAGCCTTCCAGCAATTTACACATAAAATTGGTAACTATTACTAATTACCGGGGCAGTGGTCTTTACCCCTTGAACCAAAAATCATAAGATTGGAAGATTCATTATGATATAAACACTTACCAAACGATTGTTTATGAAGCATGTTTAAATACTTCCTTGGTTCTATATAAGTCTTTAGTTTACCATCAACATTATATAAATCAAGTAGTCTTTGCTGATCTGATTCTTTTCTACTACCTTGAAGGAGTTCAAAAATATTCTTGTCTAAGAGAGCCTTGTCACACGAATATGTGTTATCATGCTTAAAACCAGAGAAACCCAAACATATAAGATACGAATAGTGAATCAACCAGTCAATATCACGGACAGTAGGTTTAACGAATATACGCTGCTTTCCATCCTGATCTTCAAGTTTAAAAAAGTTACCATACTTAAAAAGAGTTGCTGGCATAAATCTCCAACCATGTACATCATAACACCATATACCTTCTATAGAATGTTTCCTATAGTTATTCCACTGCTTCTGATATTTAGGATTATCAGGATGATACTTTTCAGGCTTAACAAGAAAGTTGTTTATGTTATAAATATACGGAAGATCCTGTTTTAGTACTTCAATATTTGTTATCATGTTATTACTTGTTCCCACAAAGGATTAGAATCCTTCTTGGGTTGTTTAATTCTAAACGGTCTTTTTAAGAACGTCTTTTTCTTTTTTGGATTTGGTTCTATAAATTCCTTGATAGGAAATTCCATTACAGGATAAATAGGTTTAAATTCTTTAGATTGTTTGTTCATAATAAAACGTTTAAACGTGTTAACAGTTAATGGTCTATTAAACATTTTAATAAATTTCTCATCGCTCATTAACTCTTTAAGACCCGGTGATTTCTTAATCATACAATTCAGGAAATTGATAATCTGGATGTTTACCTATAAGATAAGCAAGTGCTTGGTTGTAAGAAAAGTCTTTAACTGTAAACCACCTGTCTTTACCTGTTTCTCTATGAACACCTCTAATCTTAAATTCAGTCTTTCTTTTCATTGTTATTTAGATTTAAAACTGTTTCCCATATAAATGGATTATCACCTTGACCTAGAAAAATAAGTTTAGACTCCATCCTATAACATCTTTCACAAATCCTTGATTCTTGTAGCATATCACCACTAGCATTATCAATCTGAAACTTTTTAGTATTATAATCACCAATAAGGGCTTCCGGTGAAATCCATTTATGTTCACATAAACCATTATTACCAGAAGTCAACATGTTCCAACCAGTTTCTACTTTCCAGCCAGTATTTTTATCTTTAAGGTTGTTGATACTTTCTATAAGGTTTATACAAGGAACTACTTCTTTAGGTTTAGTAAGCCCAGCGCCAATAGTATCTCGGGTTAATTTGCTACCAAAGTTGTCAACAATAATTCCGTCTGGATGTGTTATTGTAACGGTTTGGGAAGAAAGGAGAAAGGGGAAAAGAAGAAAGAGAATAATATATTTCATTTTGGAATACATTTAACGGTGTAAAGAATTTTGTTTTTGTTAAGGAGATTAGCACTATAAGTAGTTTCTAAACAATGACACATATCACTATCGTGTTTTACATCTATTGTCTGATTAGTTTGTACATTAAACAGCACTTCTGTTACAGGATAACAATCCTGTGTGTCATATAATTCTATCTTATTGCACGATAGAATTATTAGTAAGAGGGGAAGTAAGTATTTCATTTGGATCAAATTTTAATTCAGCACATCTTGCAGGATCAAAACCAAAATCATTCTTCTGGTTCAAAGACATTTCTTTCTCTAAGAGTTCTTTGTCTTCCACCGTGGATACGTTGGGTTGATTTTGACTTTTCAAATTCTTTATCAGTCTTTGCAAAATCAGCGTATATCTTAGGAATATTTGCTTTAAGTTTAATAAGTAATTCGGCATTATCAAGTGTAATTTCTTGTTGGTTTAAGAACCTTGTCAGCTTAAACAACTGATCTTTACTTTCTTTGTATGAAGCCTCAATAAGCGTAAGACATAATCTTGGAAACTGGTTCATACATTCCTTTACTATCTCATCGTCTGGATTAAATGATTGACTAAACGATTTACAGTGATCCATTAATTCATCAGGTGGAAGCCTGTAAAACCTATTCTTTTCTTCATCAGGATGACATAACCAAACAACACACCAAAGAACTCTTGATGAATCTATCTTATTGTTTGACGTATCATTATTGTATAGATAAGAAAAAGGTTTGAGAATTTGTAGGTGCGGGTTATGCTCCCACAAATTCTCATTATGACTAGAGGGTACATTGAACATCTGCTTTGAGTGTTAAATCTGTTATAGAACCATCTAAGTATTCAATGGTTAAGTAAGTTGAAAGTTGTCTTGACCAATGTTTAACTGCTATTTTCCAAGTAACAAACAGCGTATTATCTTGCCATTCAAACTTGGTACAATTACACTTAGGCTCAACTGACCGTATTTCTCTTTTGCCATTGTAGACAAAACTTGTAACAAGTTGTGTACCTTCTGTCTGTTTACCAAAGTCATGTTCTGTTTTATTCCACATCAGGTAGGATAGCAACTAAGTCTTGATAATTAACTAAGATATAACCAAAATCACGATCACCAAATTTAGTACCAACCATAGGAACACCATCAGGATAATTAAATGCGGTGGGCATAACTTGGAAGTAACCATTCTTAACATCACCAACAACTTGTGGTCTAACAGCAGATTCTTTGATAATCACAGTTTGTCCGGGAAGTAATTGAGAGAAAGACGGTGGTCTTGCCACAACAACAGCCTTGAAATCATAATTGTAATCATTCTCAACCATAGTTGCTTTTGGCCCCATAGCAGTAGGAATAGTAACCATCACAGGAAACGGCTGAATAACACCTTCGGGAGAAATATACGGTTTATTGAGATAACATCTAACAAGTACCTGATTAATAGGGATGAGGTCTGCAAACTTAGGGTCAAGTGCTTTAAGAGTATTATTATACTCATCTACTTGTTGTACATAAGTTTCATCAAATTGTGTAGCTGTTAGTTCTGCTTGTGCAGTGTTCTTCTGTCTTGTAAGTGGATCTTTGCTGTTTTTAATATCGCTAATCATGCGATTTTTGGAAACTTTCGGTTTCTGAATCATTTCTTTTTACGTTTAAATTGTTGATAATAATCCTGAATAAGTTCAGTGTTTTGTTTGTTGTTTTCTACACTTCTTTTGGTCATCTTAAATGAACCTATAAGTGGAATTTTTATAACAGTTTTAGATACTAACGGATTAGTTAAATAGTATCTTATTCCATCAACAAAAGACTTGTAGACAAGTTCAACAAGTTCTCTTGGAATTTTATGCTTTCTTGCAACCCGATCAAAAATATCACTCAACATAAAGATGTGATCTTAGTTTGATTTGTATTTTAAGATTAAATATCTGTGACGTATCTTCAATACCTTCTTTAAGAAGTATTCTATAATCTTGCATATTCATCACAACAACTGTCGGTGTAATCATCTGAACCAGTAAATCCCATACCAGTAAATTTATTCTGTCTTTCATGTTTATTAATTTATGACAAAGGACGTGTGTGTGTAATTATTTTTTGGAAATAGCTTTTGTCTAATTGTATTTAATTGGGTGTATATATGGGTAGTTTTTTTTAAAAATCGAAAAGATGAACTTGTGTATGCCAGTGGTTTTTTTTAAAAAGGAAAACATAGACTTGTAGAAGTTTCCCATTAACCACCCCCCTACTTCGATTTAGCGCGGGAATACCCCCGTGTCTAAATACAGTTGAAAAACTGGTGTTGCAGGGATACAGAACCTGTAAGTTTAGATCGTTATAAATGTAAACGATCCGTTTTTCCAAGTTTCCCGTTATTTAGAAACTTGGTTATCTTTGTCATCAAACAGCCTTAGGGCTACAACTTATTATTACAATGAATACTTGCGAAAAAATCTATGCTGCTGATTATACCAGCAAAACCACAGGTGAAACCACTCGTCGTGCTGTTGCCAAGTTCACAGATGGTCAGGAATTCATCTTTGCCAAACCTCTGGATGAGGTAAAGCAGATGATTGCTGATGGCCGTACTAAAGCCGAAGTGGTAGTGGTAGAAGGCCAATATGGTCGCTATGCTGCTTTCAGTGCATTCACCAATACCGAAGAACTGGTTTAATAGCCATTGTCAATCCATAGCCTTACTTTCATTCATTGATTGTAAGGTTATGGATTGACTTATTAAATTGCGCGGTGGTGGAAGTTGGTATCCCGCAAGGCTCATAACCTTGAGATCATCGGTTCGAGTCCGATCTGCGCATCAACGATATATAAATGGTGAACTACTCATTGAGTGTTAAGGTTCTTAAAAAGCATCAGAAACAGTGCCATTTGTACTATCAAAATCTAAACAGTTAATAATCAATTAGTTAGAGAAGAATAGGATGTGTAGTATTTATAACACACTCAAATCTATCATAACTAATTGATAATCAATGATATTGAAAACAACAGTATGAAAAAGACCGAAAAAGACCACTTAAATACCAGTAAAAACCCATTTGTATTTGGGTTAAAGATACCTGTTAGAATGTTCAGGAAGAAGCATGAGAGTGCTGTTTCAACAGATAAGAACATACTACATAGATATGAAGTCAGTACAACAGTACAGTCCGTTGTTATTGAACAGTTGCCAATAACCAAGGTATTTACTCCATTTGAATACAGGGAATACATATCAATGCTTAGTAAAGATGCTAAATGTTTGATGTTATGGTTATTATATGAATTGACACCCGGACAAGATTGGTTTCAATTGAACCGTAAAAGATATGTTGATGAAACCAAATTGAGTTATGTTGACTTAAATAACTCTGTAACACATTTGTGTAATGCTGCTGTTATTTGTCCAACAACAATTAAAGATTGCTATTGGATTAATCCATCATTCTTTTTTGCTGGTGATAGGATAAGTAAATATCCTGATAATCTTGTTGGAGATAATGAGGTTTAATCAGATAAATTAATGGAACTCTAATCCCCATCATTTTCTCAAATCCACTAACAACAAAATTATCCTGCTCATAACAGGATTACAAATAAATAAAATCATGGACTATACAAAACTAATCGAACTAATGACCAAGTTCCAACATTCAACCAGATGGTGTGATATTGTAAACATTGGTAACTGGATGAACCGAGGTTGGTCATTTGAAGAATCCTTCACATCTGTCCTTGAATCATTTGCTGAAAAGGATTCAGATAATCCGTCCACAGAATACTTATCTCTTTCCCATACTGCTTGGGAAATGGGTGTTGTGTTGCAAGGACATTATATTTAACATCTAACATAACAACTATGGAACGCTCAATGGAATTTCCGGTAGCATACTTAACAGGTAATATTGTCTTCATCTCAATAGGTGATAGATACAAACCAGAAGAAAATGCTTCAATAAAATATATGCTTGCAAGTATTTCAAGTGGTATATTTGTTGTTGAAATATTCACAAAAGAAGAAATACTCAAGAAATATCCAAATGCCAAACCAGTAAGTAACCTTCTTAACTTAAAAGAAGTGTATAATACTACCAAATAAATGACTCAATTCAACGACAATAACCTAATAAACAGTCTGCAAAACTGTTTTAGACCACTGGAGAGTGGTGACAGAATCCTACATGTGCGAGGTAGGTTATTTGTTGTTGTCTTTAAGATATAGGTTTAAAAGTAATAGTCTGGATGCAAGTCTAATCAACTTGAACATAAGACTATTTACCAGTTTTCCTTCAACACTCGACCGTAGTAATCATTGGTGATTCTTTGATAAACTGGTTGGGCAGAGATTAAAAACTTTATTTTTGATTTAAGATAATTCATTGGCTTTTGATAAGACATCCAACTTATTGAAGTAGTGGCAGAGACTATTTTAACGCAGCAATAGGGATATTGTGTAGGGTTAAATGTAAGTGGCGAGGTCATAAACAATGAAAAATATAATTGTTGCAGTTTTTACTATGCAACGCTGTGGTAACACAGGACTCCCAGTAAATATAGATTCTTTCCAGATCACAGGATTGAACAGAAAGATGTGAGAAACCTACCGTGAGGTAACAGTAAAAGGCTGTACTAAAAGAAATACACGTAACGTATGTAACACAGCAAGTGGATGGGAGAAAAACCCACAAATATCGGTAGACCGATGAGTTGCAAGCCAATACTACCAAAATAGACCATGTCTATATTTGATTAGCATGTTTGAAATACGTTTGACCTTTTGAACTACGTGTAATTACTCAAGCAGCGAACCTGCTGACAAAGTTCAAACCTTATATGAGCAATCATATCTAAGGTGTTCCTGACCGTCTTAATACTAATATGTGGGTATTATTAGACAACTGTCGGAACACAAACTGCTTGGATTATTTTTTAAATCGTTAAAACAACTTACATATGCACTTTTGTCTTTTTAAATCAACTCTATTTAACGGCGTATTCTTGATTTTAAATAAAAAGAGTATCCAGTTTACTATTGTAAGATATAAACCCAAAATCAGATTATACGATAAAGAAAACACCAATATTCTTTTAAGTCGTGGATATAAATGGGTTATTGGTATTATACCCGGATTTATCGGTATTGCTTTTGATTAATCTCTTAATACGATAATAATAAAATGGGCTATTGAGTTAAGGGCTATATGGTTAGTTCCGATTGGGTAACGTCTAACGCACAAGTTAGAAAAATGGGTTCGATGCCCATATAGTCCACATTTAAACTGCTCTCCTGTTGGAATGGTAGACAAGTCAGATTTAGGATCTGGTGCCGTAAGGTGTAAGAGTTCGAGTCTCTTGGAGAGTACCTTTCATAATTACAATTACTTAAAAAATGGAAATAACATCTAACGAGTATAAACGAAGATCAAGGGAAAAGTTAAGAGTGTTTCTTCATCAATTGTCCAATGAGACAGGTTTTTCCGTCAAAGAATTACTTGATGGAATAGATAACCCTTTATCAGAATTGAGTCAATTGGCATTAACTCATATTCAACCTGAATATTCCCATAAAAGAATTGCGAGGATTGTTGTAAATCTTGCAGAGGGTCGAGGTGAAACAAAATTAGACATGGTTAAAACTGTAAAATCAATTACTGATCTTGGACTTAAAGAAGCCAAAGATTTAGTTGACTCAATGTATTAAGACAATGAACAACCCATTTAACAAAGATCAATCAAACCCTAATGGTAATATAACAGGATGGGATTGGTTTCTATCCGCATTAATCTGGATAGGATTAGGGATATTTATATACACAGTAATTTGTGTATTGTAAAAATATAACAGATATGTATTATATCAGAATGTATTTGCTTATTATATTACAAGTTAATAGCCGTTTACCGACGGTATAAGCAATTAAAATATTTTAATTTAACTGGTGTTTATATATCTGTTTTTAAATGTGATTGTAGCTCAATGGTAGAGTTCCCGGCTTTTAACCGGGAGGTTGTTGGTTCGAGTCCAGCCGGTCACACAATTTATTATTATGAACAATTATTTTATCACCGACCGTAACATTAAAGACTTGACGATAGTCGTTAGTGTAGGAGGTGCAGCAACATCTAAGGATGTTGTTTCTTCTTATCGTCCGTTCTTCGCACTTGGCACCATGCCATTCCACCAATTACCAATCACAGCAAGGGTATCAAACAAGAAATTGGATGGTATTATTAATCGGCAAACAGCCAAACGAATTGATCGGAAACCTGTTTATCCAATTTGGGCCGATCCTCGTGACTTTGCAAAGCAATACCGGAATAAAAACCCGCAAGCATTCTGCACCAAATCTACCCAATTTATTCTTCGGAATGTTGGAGCAGAAATCAGTTTCAGTACAGCAAAGGAAGTATTGGGTCAACCAACCCGTAAAGGTAAGTTCCTTGTATGGCCGGAAGCCAGTTTTGAACAAGAAGTGGTAATGGCAGCCATTGACCAATGCCATGACCGTTGTAATGGTGCCATTTACAATGGTGTCATCACAATTGGTCATCAACAGATCAAGGTTGCTGACTATCTCAAGAAAATGTAATAGCAAGTGGTAAATCATCCACGGGTCGAAGACTAAATCCCTATGTAATGTACAGGGGCTGTTACAAAACTAACGGTTAATCTTTAATTTGCAAAACCATGTACGTTGACCGTGTACAATATGGTTTTGCTTTATTTTTATTACAATGAAATACAAACGTATTGTAAATGTACGAGGAATTGTACCTCATACAACCATCCGAGGCCTTAAACTGGCTATGCGTCAAGGTAAATTGAAAGAGGGTGAGTTTGAATGTCACACCAAATGTGGTAATATCCACCATTGGGAAATCAAACAGTCTGGTACTCATACATGTGCTGGTTCTACTGGCAGTAAGGGAAAAATTGGCAAAGGTATAGTTGTAATCAATTATGCTGCAAAATTTATAAAAAGCAGATAACAACATGTTTATAGAACTTAAAAGCAAAATACAAACTAGATTTGCCCTTATGATAAAGGACAATCCAGTTTTATTTGATGTAAAACCAGATAAAGATCATATTTGGAATCTTTATCTAAATTCATTTCCTGAAGGAGAAATCCGACAAGGTAATGATTGTAATTGTTGTAAGTCTTTTCTACGTCAGTGGGCAGGAATTGTAATAATAAAGAACAACAGACTTATATCTATTTGGGACATTGAAGATGTTCCAGAAGAATATAAAGAGGCTGTTAGAGCAATTAAACAGTACATCCATCTCCTAAAGATTGAAGATGTATTTATGAATACTTTTCCAAGATTGGGAACAGATCAAAATCACCAATTACTTCCAAGTGGTGCTACAATTACATGGAACCATTTCTACTTGTTCTTACCAAAGAATTACGTTCATACTGGTTCTTCCAGTATTGAAACGGTTCAAGGGAAGAAACGTGAAAACAAAGCACTTCTTCATCGAGCATTGAATGAATTGCCACAAAACAATACAGAAACTGTTCTTGAGTTAATTGCTCAAGGTAGTTTGTATCGTGGTAATGAATTCAAACCTGCTTTGGAGAAATTTCTGAAACTTCAAAAGGAATATGCTTTAATTACAGATGATCGTCAGAAAGATAATTTCTGTTGGTCACAGTCTGTTATTCCGGGTACACCTTGTAAAATTAGAAATAGTGCTATTGGTACACTCTTAGTAAATCTATCGGAAGGAATGGATCTTGACCAAGCTGTTCGTGCTTATGAATCAGTTGTTGCACCAAGTAACTATCAACGTACAACAGCGTTAGTTACACCTAAGATGCGTGAAGATGCGAAAAACAAAATTGCTGAACTTGGATATGGTGATTCTCTTTTCCGTCGATTTGCTATTCCAACCGATTTAGACGTAAACAATCTTTTGTTCACAAGTCAACAAGAAGTTGCAACATCTACAGATCCTTTTGCTGAATTAGCAAAGAATGATATAATTGATCCAAAGAAATTTGGGAAAGTTGAGGAAGTACATATTGATGATTTCATCAAGAACATTCTTCCAACAACTCGATCAATTGAATTGTTTCTTGAAAATCAGCATCTACCTAACTTCTGTTCGTTGATTGCTCCACAAGTATCTACCGCAAAGAATATGTTCAAATGGAACAATCAGTTCACATGGGCATATACTGGTGGAATTACAGACTCTATGAAAGAAAGGGTTAAGGCTGCTGGTGGTAAAGTAGACGGTGTTCTTAGATTTTCAATACAATGGAATGAGAACAAAGAATCACCCAATGTGGATTTTGATGCTCATGCTATTGAAGAAGGCGGAGATCACATTTATTTCAGTTCTTCTTTTAGAAAAGATAGAGGTTCTATTAAAAGTAAAATGTCAGGTCAACTTGATGTTGACATGATTAATCCTGTTGGAGTAGGTGTAGAAAACATTGTGTGGACTGATTTATCTAAGATGAAGAACTCCATAATATTATCTGTAAAAAACTATGGAGAAAGAATCAATAAAGGTTTCAAAGCCCAAGTTGAATTTGAAGGTAAGATCTATGACTTTTCCAGTAACGGTAAAGCAATGGGTATGACTCAAGTAGCCAAAGTTATTGTCAACCCAGATAAAACATTTACTCTTGTTCCTACATTAGATCCTTCAATGAGTAAAGTGGTATCAAAAGAAAAGTATGGCCTTAAAACAAATCAATTCCATAAAGTAAACTATATGATGCTGTCACCTAACTTCTGGAACGACCAGAAAATTGGTAATAAGCATTTCATGTTTATGATTGATAATTGTATTGCTGATGAATCTGTACGACCATTCTTTCCAGAATATCTAAACGGAGAATTATATGAAGATCGTAAAGTATTTGATCTTCTTGGCGATGTGCTTAAAGTAGAGCCAAATCTAAATCAACTAAGCGGTTTAGGATTTTCTGATACACAACGCAATAGTATTACAATTAGAGTCAAATCTAATCTACTACAAAGACTGCTTAAAATTAACTTTTGATATGTCAAACGAACTATTTATCCTTGCGTCTCGCAAGAAGTACCGTTTTCCATGTGTCCTTGGTAACTTAACTACAGAACAACTATGGGAACTTCCACTCACATCAGAACGTGCTGGTGTAGCAACACTCGACAATGTTGCCAAATCTATTAACGCAGAAGCAAAGAATGCAAAAGAGGAATCTTTTGTTGCTGTTAAATCTTCTGCTGCAACGGAGTTGGAAAACAAACTCGAAATTGTTAAGCATATTATTGGTGTGAAACTTGCTGAACTGGAATCAGCAAAACAAAAAAGACTTCGTGAAGATCAACGTACGTTGGCCAAAGAAATTCTGGCTAATAAGCAAATTGAAAAAATGCAAGGTATGACAGAAGAAGAACTTCTTCGTCTTGCAAACGGAGAGTAAGTATCTTAGCGTTAGACATGGAGCAGAGACATAAGAAACACGCAGCCCATGTGATACAAAAAACCTTGGAAGTGGTATAGGTTAAACTTCAATACATACAGGCTAGAAATAGACCATGTAAGCCCGAAAAGGGATAAGATTGAGTGCTATTAAAACACTACTGAATAAAAGCGTTGTACAACGAGTTGATATTCTAAGTTATAAGTTTTGTAGATAACCTATAACCTCAATTGATGGCAGCAAGATTGGTAATCTTGCGTTTTATATACCTAAGTGTTCACTTAGCCCAGTAAAGGGAGTGATTAAACAGCCTAAGAGCGGCATAAAGTCAGTAATTATGTTACTGGTATATAATCCTAACAACAGAACTTGAAGTACAAGAGTTTTGTTGTGTTGTGCAGACCAGAGTAATCTGGTAACATTTTTTAACTTAAAAAACACTTTAAAACATGATAAGTGGAGGACTTTTATTTTTATGTCTAGTATGTGGAATGATTATTGCTTTTAAAAGCAGATATACTATTCCACAAGATAAAAGATTAGGACAATCAGAATTTGATAAACAAGTAGTTGATTCCAGAAAACAACTACCACCTACTGAATATGCCTCATTCAATGAGGCTTTAGTTAAAGAGTATAAAGATGCTGTTGATACTAATAACAACGTGGTGAAAGATGTATATGAAGATAAATATGGTAAGTCTGTTGTTATTACTGAATCTAATAAGTATCAGGTTAATGTGACAGTTATTGATAAGAATAATCTGCTTCCTATCTTGATAGGAATACTGATGTCATTCTCGTCTATTGGTTTTGCTCAAAAACTGTCCATTGAGGATTTCAGAGAAGATAAGACATTGCTTGATTTCTACACATCTGCTTATAAACAAGCACAAAGAGATAGTATAGCAATCTTTGCATTGATAAATAACCAGAAACAAGTTTATTGGAAAGAAAGACCTGTTTTTGTATTAGGTCATAAAGCCGAGTATATCCTTGTGGTTGCTTGGTGGGACGGAGACAAGTTTGTCTGGAAAGAAATTGAATAATAAACTAGGCTAAACATTAATCCTTGTAGAAATACTAAAGATATTAATCCTGAATTGACAGGATGTTAAATCATAGGAAGCGGCGACTTGACCGAGGCTTTAAAAATTCTAATCCTAAAATGATGA